CCACAGCTCTCCCGAAACCGTCCCCACCTTTCGGTGTAGGACTTCTCGCGATTTACTCGGAAGCCGATGAGTTGCAAAAGGCGGACGACCCTGTCCGACATTTCTGTCGGGCAGATTATGTCGTCGCCAAACACTCCCCATCGGGCATTCCGACTTGCAGCGGATCCAAGACGGACGCCGCTGCAAGCAGCAATCGCTCGAACTACACATGAGAAAAGCATGGTCTGAAGCGGGAACGTAAAACCGTTCCCCATCGTAGAAACCATGTTCAACTCCACTCGTTGACCCTGCATCAGTGTCGACGGAGTGCGATACATATCAAGGAGGTCATTAAACCATCCCGGAAAGAGGTAACCGCACAGGCCTAGGCTGAGCGAGTCGGAAGCCGATTCGAGATCGATCGTAACGATCGACCCGTCTCGACTCCCTTTTCTTGCGAGCTTTACGTTCCTCTGAGGCTGCCTGCTTAAGTCCACACCGAAGTGTGACTTCAAGCGGGCGGTCAGTATCTCACCGATCCCAAGCTGGAAAAACATGTTCAGCGAGGGGTCAGTGCATATGGAACGCGTCTGTGTAAGGTCTTTTGGGACGAAAGTCACACGAGACTCAGAAACGATGCTTGGCAAACCATAGGCGATTAGGCGGTTAAACTCCGCGTCGCCCCAGATGGGATGTTGGGCACATCGTTCGGCGTACTGATAGTACACCTCGAAGGACGTTGCAGTCAATTTGGACGAGAACAACTTCGAATAGAAGTCGACCCCGTTCGCTCCAAGACTCGCACCGGGACCGAGCCTACCAACGTTAAAAATCTCGTCGATAGATTTGATCAGGGGCTCGCCAGAGGGGTGGAGGAAATCGTCTATCTCCTTACGGAGGTTACCGATAAATTCCTCTTCTCCAGTAAACTGCGGGTTCAGCGCCCAATTCTTACAGAGCTCATTGCTCCGCAGGAACTTTGTCGCCGCCTTCGCGTTCATAGCATTGTCCGATATCACCCCGCGGAATTTCTTCCGCAGTGATCGCAACAAGCTACGACACGCGACGACGGCCGGGTGCGCTCCAGGATACCAAACGTCTCCGTCAAAATCGATCGATCCCTCTGTGAAAGATTCATCACCAGTGCCGCAAGAATCTGAGGCAGATTCTCGGGCATCTGGCGAGAGATATCCTTCAAGAGGGTGTGAGCAGGAAAGACGTCCGGAATCAACCGGGCCGCTTCTTGCACCACCGCAACTACTGCACACGTAAGCTGAGCTTCCGCGGGATGTGTCGTCGGTTGACGACGCCAAGCCGCAAATTCTAGCAACGCTGCGTGTGTTACGTAGGC